ATACTTTAGAGCCTATTATGAATGGACATAGGCTTGTAGTAGATGATTTATTAATTAAAGAAGATTTTAAACTAGAACCTAATCATCAGTTGTTTAGACAAATGACTAGGATAACTAGAGATAAGGGTGCTTTAAGACATGATGACCAAATTGATGCAGTGGCTATTGCCGCTAATGCTTGGGTTGAGCGTATGGATAGAGACCAAGTCTTATCCTATAATCAACACAAAGAAGATTTATTGGACAGAGATTTGGAGAAGTTCATGGAGCACACAATCGGAAGAACACCACATAAGGATAGTTGGATATAATATGGATATACAAAATAAAATTGACTGGAAATTTATAGGACAGTTAGAAGGAGACAGCATTTATGGCTCAGTTCCTACAGAAAACTCTGGGGTAACTATAGGAATGGGTTTTGATTTAAAAGAAAAAGATACAAATTTTCTTAGAGTTAAAATGGGTTTGTCTGATTCTTTAGTAGAAAAACTAAGTCCATACATAGGTATGTCAGGTACTAATGCAAAAAAGTTTTTAGAAGATAATCCTTTGATATTAACAGACCAAGAAAAAATGTTAATAAATGAAAGAAGTAAAGCTAAGTACACAGCAGACATTATAAACCAATATGAAACTAAAACAGGTAGAGTATTTTCTGAATTAAGTGGTAAACAACAGACTATTATAGCTTCTATAGGTTATCAGTATGGTAACTTTGATAGAACACCTACATTCTTAAAACATCTTAAAAATAATGACTGGAATGGTGTAACTAACGAGTTATTAAACTTTAAAGATGACTTTACTACTAGAAGACACACTGAAGAGCATTACCTGAATAATTAATAAAAAAATTTGAAGGGGTATATCGTAGTAGCGAGGCTTGATTTTCCCCTTAGGGTTGCATTTTGCTACAGCCACAGGCAAAAAAAAGCAGTAAAACAGCCACAAAAAACGGACATTATATCCGTTACATGTCGCACATTGCGGCGGCTGTGGGTTCTTTTTGTTTTCGCTTGTCTTCGTGCTTGTCTGTTTTTTTGGTTTTGTGGTTCAGTGAGTAAAGTTCCCATATAAGATAGAGCAAAGGTTCACAGGTATACACAGAGGGACACTTACTCATTACTTACACATCAACACATTAACAAGATAAGAAGAGGAATGAACAAGTTGAAGCTGTGGACTCTAGCCGCATTGGTTGGCTATTGGTTCACTCTAATTACAATCACATCAATTAATTATTTATGATAAGAATATTAAAATATTTATTTTTACCATATTTCATAATAATAATTTACGCCGCTATTCTTGGGCGTGATAACCTTCCCAACATATTAATTAAAGAGTATTTAGTCTTTATGAGTCTATTTATAATATATGATATAAGCTATGCATTACGTGCATATCTGTTATGCAATAATAACATTACTAAATAAATCCGTTTCAGTGTATAAGTTTATTTATAGCGTTTTGCTAGTTTTAGAGCTGATAACAAAAACTAAGTGCCTCGTGAGTGAGTCAGTTGCGGCAGACACCAGTAACACACTAGCTAGTTGCGAACACGAAGGGAAGCCCACACGAGCCCAGAAGGCGGACAGCCAAAAGCTGTAGTAGGTCTGGGAGTCTCTGTTGTCTGTAATTTATTTAATTACACTGATGAGCTGTCAGTAACAGCGAAACAACAAAACGGAGTCTTTTAATATGCCTAAACGTATTAATAAGAAAGTTGCAAAGATGTTGAACGAGGACAGCCTGTCTAAGTTTAAAGACGAACAGGCAAAAAACGAGCACTTTGCGGCTTACAATAAAGAGACTGACAAAGACAAAAAAAAGAAGATGTTGTCTGAAGCAGTCGCAGAGGGTTGGCTGTAACCATTATTGGTTATGGTTGCCAAACACTAGAGCACATGTTCAACGAGATACAAATTGAGCGAATTGGTTTTGTATCTGGTGGGCGTGAGCTCTTGGACTCGCAAGAGCATATCTTTGTTGAGAACCTAGTTGACGAGCTAACACTTGAACAAAAACTAGAGCTCCACAAAAAGAAATACTTTGCGAGATATTAAACAGACATGTTTGGGCGGTTTACTTTTAGCCGCCCTGCATTTAAACTAAAACAAACAAACTAACAACGGAGTAAAAAACTATGTCAAGAAGCTATCCAATTTGGGTATCAACTCATAATAATGCCTATTCTAACAATGTTGCAAAGTCTCAGGGTATTAGAGACACCGCACAAAGTAATATATTTGTTGGAACGTCTGCAAATAATTCTTATTTATTTGGTGATTTTGAAATTAATCACACAGACAACGGCAAAGAGAAAACATATAATTTTTATGTTGATAGGCACTTAATAAAAACTGCTACGTATCAAAAAAATAAAAAAAATATGTTGTTTAAAAACTTTCTTTCTGAAAGTAACTTAAAAGAGAAATACTTTCAAAAGTGGAAGGACGAGGAAGAGCAAAAAGAGGCGGCGTTTAGAAATAAGCGTTACGCTGAGAGACAAAGACTGAACGGCGGATATAATGTCAAGTAAGTCAGACAATGAATCACTAGAGAATATTTATTATTCTCAAGATGATGATAAAAATGTAATATATGTTGACACTTTCAGCATGGAGCTAGAGGCTACAAACAAGCTAAAAAAGAAGTTCCCTGATTATAAAGTAGAAGCAATATATTGCACATAATAACAACAAAGGAGCAAAAAACTATGTCATGGCTAGTCTATAAAGCTAAAGTTGTTGGGACGTATACGTTCATATATGCCCAAAAAGTTTGGGGTTTACTCCCATTCTAAACATAGAGCGAAACAGGACAGGGCGGAGCTTTCCGCCTTGTCTCTGCGGTTTAACCGCTTAATGTCTCTGGGTCATGCCCAGACTGATGAGCTCATACAACAAACCGAGAAGGCGGTATATAAATCAACCACGTGGGTTTTGCTTTGCAATTTAATCAGCTTGTATATACAATTAATAGAGTTAATGACTCTATCGGAGATAGGCGGATATAATTAGCCTTGGACACTATGCGAGTTATTCGTTAATAAATCAGGTGTTGGCTTCCTGATACCGCCTACTCCACCAACGAGCTGAGCTTAGCTTCTGAGTTTTACTCTGTAGCGTGATTAGAAAACTCTTGTAGTATTTCCTGTAGCGTGGAGCTGAGCTTAGCTTTTAACAAACTAACTAACGGAGCAGATAATGCGATATAAGTATAAAATAAATAATGATATTACTATTGAAGCAATGTCATTTAAAAAGATGTTAAAGAGCTTAGCTTCTAAGTTTAAAGAAGGTGAGATTGTCAACGTAGTATATAAGAACAAAAAAGACAATTTGATTAACAAAGATGTAAAGGTGGGCTCTAATGATTGAAATATTTTTAGATGCACCTATGGAGCTTAAAGTCTTACTTTTGGGCTTCATGGTTTTATTAATTAAAGAAGCATTAACACAGAAGGACTAATATGAAAACTATACGAGAGATAAAAGACTCTTTATCTTGGGAAACTTCTCAGGATAGTAGAGCTGAGCTTTGCTTAGATTTTTTAGGAGCTGAGCTTAAACCAAAAGATATACACGAAGAGGACTTAGAAAAATTAACGTCACATCTGAAAACACGTGGTATCAAAGGTTCAACAATCAATAGGTATCTTGCAAGTGTAAGTAAGATATTGAAGTATGCTTATCAGAGACCTAACGTCTACAACATGACAAGAGTTCCGCACATAGTATGGCAGGAAGAGTCAAAAGCTAGACTTAGATTTATGACACCACAAGAAGAGCAGACAATGATTAAGATATTAGGCAAGAGTCCATATCTTAGTCTATTTTTATTTTTGCTTGACACTGGCGTTAGACTTGGTGAAGCGTTGTCATTTAAAAAAGATGCAGTACAAAAATTAGATGGTAAACATTTTATTATTTTGTATGCAGATGAAACTAAAAATGGCACAACGAGGAGCGTACCTTTGACTAAGCGTTGTGTAGCTATAGTAAACAAAGTAGGTGATTTTAGTCACTTAGATTATTCTATGGCTGAACGTGTATGGCAAAAATTACGTAAACAGATGGGCTTAGCTAACGATAAACAATTCGTTATACATTGCCTACGTCATACGTGTGCTTCAAGACTAGCTCAATCAGGTAAAGTAGAATTACACTTTATTAAGGAATGGTTGGGTCATAAGTCTTACAATATGACACTTAGGTATGCCCATTTAATGCCTAAAAATCTACTAAAAGCTGTCAACATACTAGAAGGGTACGAGTAAAGTACCCATAGTAGATAGCACAAATTAACACATAAACTTATAGGAGTTACTTTGACCAAGATACTAGAAATAATGCCTACTTTCCCTGACCAACAGGCTAATGAAAAAGACATGGCTGTCAGGGGTAAAGACAGAACCAACAAAAGACTCAATAGTCATATTGAGCGAGAAGAAGAGAGTGTTACCAGTTACGGTAAAGTAATGGTAGCCAATACAATCAGACCTTTAGCAATGGCTATTGGTGAATGGATTACAAACACTGCTAAAAATACGGTGTGTAAACCACCTATAGCTTTCACAAAACTATGTGAAGTTGAACCTGAGATATTGGCTTTAATTACAGGTAAACACATAATCAATACAATA